CCCGTGTTGGTATAGATGCTTTAAGTAACGATGCGAAAGGGATAGAGTCTGAATTTAATCAAGGACTTGGAAATAGTTTAAATGCACTTGGTAACGCAGAAAAAGCAAAGAGAGCGGGACTTACTAATATGCTGGGACAATTTGGCAATCAGCAGCATATATATTCACATCTAGCAAATTCAGCAGATAAGAATAGGTTTTATGAAGAATTAAACGCCCCAAAACAAAAGATGAAGGCGTTATACAATATAGTAAATAGCGGTGGTAATCCTGATGACATGGGGCCTTATGGTGAAGCAGCAGCAGTTAAGGTACTTGAGAAGGGACTAAATCTTTATAATAGCCCAACTCCCACTTACAGTGGTCAGCAGCTAGCTAGCGTGCCTGAAGAATTAGCGACCTCGCATCGCTTACTTGGAGATTTGAGTCATGATTATAATGATTCCTCAAGGGAAACAAGAGATAAGCTTTACGGCTCGTTAATGGGGCGAGAGAATGTTGGCTCACGTAGTATTAACGATTTACCTACAATTTATGATCCACAAGCAGATAAGCTTGATGCTGATACAAAACGTCTTTTAAAAGCAGAGAAAGCAAGAATTAGTATGGATCATGAACGAAAAGGTACTTATGGATCACAATCACATTTATCACAAACCGAGGATGCTATTAATAGAATCGCTAAAAGTCGTTTTGGTAATAGAAACAACCTGTTGCAGGATGTACTCCGAGGTAGAATGAGCAGTTTAAATAAAAGCGACATGAATGATTTAAACCGGTTAAATAGTTTAGGTCAGCAAGGATTGTCCGAATATCAGGACGTACTTGGCAAGATTAGCGGAATGAACCAGCTCGGAGTAGATAAATGGCTAAATACGCAAGATGAGTTAAATCAGAGGCGGGAGCGATTTGAAGAAGAGAGGAATCAAGAATGGCCGCAAGGGTCTGGTAGTGATATTGTAAAATACAATGTAAACCCTGAAATCAGCAGTATTTTCGCCAATCCCAATGTTAGTAGTAACCCCTCTGTTTATACGCCGTCTTTAAGGCCTAATATTCATGCTTTGGCACAATATGTACAAACTGTGCCAGTCAGTCATAGTGAAACGGAGCTTGAGAGCAACCTAAATCAGGATATGGGGGGCATCAAGAATTATGCCGATTTTGAAAGTAGCGCACTCCGCAAAAGGCAGGAAGAGCAACAAAGGCAAGCGATGCATAAGATAGCGGAAGAAAACCGAAGGAAGAGAGAAGAGGGGCTAGCTAAGCATTTGGCAAATGAACGAGAAAGGTTACAAGCAGAAAAACAAAGGTGGTATACTAATTATTTAAACAATATGAAAGCGGCAGGCTATAGCAATGACGTTATGAATGTGTGGAACGCTAATTTCGGTATGAGGCCGGAGGAATACATCAAAAATCCTAGGTATAATGCTAATGCGGCAATTAAAGGTTATGGGATAGATATTGCTTCGCCATTTGAGTTTAAACAAAGATTATTTACACAATAACTATATGGAAGAAGAAATATTAAATCAGGTAAAGGCTTTGCCGGAAAGAAGGAATCCTTTTGATGAAGGGATAGCAAAAGCGGTTAGCAGCACCCGAAGCAATTTAGGGATGAGTAGGGATCAGGAGCATAGAGCGATAAATAATGCGTTACTTGCTCTTGGTAATGGTTTAGCAAACGAACCTGTGCAGCGTGGGTTTAAAAACAATTTAGGAGTAATAGGGCGGGCGATGAATCCTGCGCTTAGTGCTTATAATACTAGCGAGGATACAGCTATTGCCGAAAATCAGAATATTGCTAATCAAATATTACAACATCAAAGAGCGGAGCAAGCTTTAGTCGATAAAAGAGAAGAAAATGCTTGGAATCGTAAATTCAAGGAGAGGGCATTGGAGGAGAAGAAGAGGTATAATGATCAGTCTTTATTGGCAAAATTTGCAAAAGCTACAGAGAAAAAAGAAACTCCTTTTGATAAAAAACACAAATTAGGATTGGAAGGACTAAAACGTACAATTGATGATGCAGTAACTACTATTAATAAAAATCAGGCTTTAGCCAAAGCTACAGGCGCGGATTCTAAAGGAGAAGCAGGGTTGATTAAAAGATTTTCAAAGGGCGTTGGGTTAACACAATTTACACCTGAACAGGAGGAAATAGAGACTTTAGGTTCATTGCTAGCGGGTTATTCTAATAAGTTAATGAATTATACCAATCAAGTTGAATTTGAATCACTACCGCATATCTCACCATACAAATCAGATGAAAATAATTTAGCTATATTGCAGAAAATGCAGAAAATCATGCTTAGAGACGCAGAAGAAGCAGGACTAGATTCGAGAGAAACAAATAAAAATGATACGCCTAAAGTGAGATTATACGATCCTGATACCAATCAATATTTTGGTGTTCCTGCTGATGAAGTAGAGCTAGCTATAAAAGATCATCCAAATTTAATTAGGAAATAGAATGGCAAAATTTGATCTCTCTAAATATAAAATTCAGAACCCCCAAGAAAATGAGATACCTATTGTTAAAAATTTTGATCTCTCTAAATATGAAATATCAGCTCCTAAAGAAGATGAACGCAAAACCCAAGGAGATGACTGGCTACCTTTTTTAAGCAAAAAGGGAGCTACCGTATTATCTGAATTGCCTGATATACCCGCTAATCTTGCTAACCTTGGTGAAGCAGGTATAAGATGGGCAACAGGAAAACTTGGCAATAATAATAATCCTTATAGAGACCAAGAAACAACAAAAGCACTACAACATTTTAGCGAGCAACCGAATTATTTTAGAGAAGAGAATGTAGATCGTCCATCTAAATGGATAAAAGAGGGATTAGCAAACTACGATATTGATATTACGCCGCAACCAAGAGATGGTTTGCAAAGAATAGTAGGTCATGGTATGGAGTGGGCAGCTCCCGGTGGATTACTCGGAAAATTTAGTAAAGTTAATAAATTAGGTAAAAGCGCTGCTATAGAGGGGCTTCTTGGTGGTTTAAGCGGCACTGCTATCGAAGCAGGAGTTGACCCTTTAGTAGCTGACATATCTACTCTCGGTATTCAAGGCGGCGCTTCTAAATCTCGGAACTTGTTAAGCAGATTCTCTAAATCTGGAAGAACTCGTGCTAAAGAAGAAAAAGTTGCAAGCTTATTGAAAGATACTACTAAAGAAGAAGGTCTTGATAAGTTAATGGATTTTAATTCCGAGAATCTTGATGTTATTCCTGTTACGGCAGAAGTAGCTTTAAATAAGGATATATCAAATTTACATAATGCTTATGCTCCAAATTTTACTGGAATACAGAGTAAAATGACTACTAATGATGAGATTTTACGAAGGAAACTAAATAACATCGGCAGCGAGTCAAATCCGACACCGATAGAAGTTGGAGAAGCAGGGAGGGAAGTAATTAGTAAAAAACTGAGTAAGCTAGAAAAGGCAAGAGAAAAAGCGGCAAGTCCATTGTATGCAAAACTGGAAGAATCACCTAATTTATATCCTACTGAAAATTTAAATAGTTATACGGAGCAGGCTATAGCCAAAGAGCTCGGTGATATAGAAAAGGGTTTAAATAAGAATAAGTCTTTGTTACCTGATAAATATAAAAGGCTAGCAGAAAAACCTAAAGCTGAACTTATAGAGCTTGAAAAAGAAGTAAATAAAATAATTGTGCAGGTAGAAAAGGAGTATCCTGGTTTAAGTTTTCAAGCTAAAGATCAGATACTAAATGAATTAATGCCTGGTTTTCGCAAAAGAATTGCAAAAATTAGTGGTTTAAAACAGAAAATCGCTACTTTAGAAAGCGGACATTATAGTCCCGGTCATATTGATAAGGCAATTACAGAGATCGGCAATAATATTACGGAGTTGAAAAGGTCTGTAAAGGGTGGTAATGATTCGCTAATTAGGCATAATACACAACAGAAAAAAGCTTTAGAAGCAGATTTGGAAGCAACGCCCGAAGGATTAGCTCATCGACAAGTTTACAGGGAGTATTCACCAGAGATTAATAAAATCAATAGAGATAGACTACTTAAAAAATTTGTATCAAAGGATGAATGGGATGCATATAGAGTTCCTGTTGATGATTTAGCTCGCAATATCATGTCATCACCTAATGCTAGTGTGGCTAATTATATGGGGCAGGTAAAAGGAACACCGGCAGAAAAACTAACTAAAGCTTATTTTAGGGATAAATATCTTGATAAAGCAGTTGATTTTGAAGGAGGGCTACCGACTTATGATAAATCGAGTCGTTTTTTAAGAGAGCGAGGACATAAACTTGATGCTATCTATTCTCCTGAAGAACTAGGGGTATTTAAGCAAATTAATGAATATCTACAAAATAGATCATCAGTTAGCAGGGGTAACTCTACTTTTGGTTCTGCTACGATGCCGAAACAACAACTGCAAGAGATGGTAAGAGCTTATTTAGGTTCTGAAGTATCCCAGCCATTAGCACTAGCAAAATATGTCCCAGGGCTTCCATTTAAGAATCATATAGCAGGGCTTACTCGGCCAAATACAACTTATAACATACTAGAACAAGCCTTAACCGACCCTATATATGCTAAATCATTATTAACAAGAGAACCGGTTGTGTATAGTAAGCCTAATTATTTTCCTACTTTATATAACGTTTTAAATGGCAATCAGGAATAAAATTTGCTATTTTGGGTAGATATTTAACTAATGAAGTTATATTCATGAAAAGAGGAATTGTTAAATTTTATTCTACCGATAGTAAATATGGATTTATTAAACCAGATGATGGTTCAAAAGACGTATTTTTTCATGAAAACGACCTTAAAAAGTCTGGTATAGAAGAAATCCAAAAGAATCAGAAAGTAGAGTATCTACCTGCTACCAAAGGCGAAAAGGTATACGCAACTAGTATCAAATATTTAGATTAAACAATCCACAAAAAATCTTAATAACTTTGTGAATTAAGCAGGTAAAAGGTTGGATTTTTAAGCTTTTATTGACTGCCTAAAAAATAGGCAAATAAAAATTAAAAAACATATACAAAATGATGTATAAAAAATTAGCCTTTCTGTTCTTGTTTGCCATAATTTTAGTTAGTTGTAATACAAAAAAGCTGGAAATAGAAAATCCAGATTTAAGTGATAAAGTTAAAGCTTGTGGTGGTGGAATAGGATTGTCCGAGTCTCTTAATACTCATATAACGAATCTTCATAGAGACCTTCCGACCGATGCTAAGCTAGGCGTTGGATTTCAAGAGCAAATCAAGCTGTTATTGTTTGCTGAATTATCAGAATTACCGGCAAAGGATAGGTTAAAAGCAATAGAGGATTACCAGCAATGTATACAAAAACTACATGTAGATATTAAAAGATAAATATTTCAATTTATTGATTTATTTGTTGTTGTTCTTTTTTCTGTTCTTGATTTTGACTTTGTCCATGATCTTGTTCTATTTTAGTGGTATTAAATATCTCGATAGTAGGTGCAAGAAAATCATCACAAGATATAAGGAAAGCTGAAATAGCTAGTATAAGAAGGAATATAGAAAGTATAATAATATTTTTCATTTTAAATCTTATGGTTATTATTTAATATAAAATCAAGCAAGGCAAGACTATCAGCTTCATTATCATCAACCGGAGCAAAACCCTTATTTTTAATTGCCATTATTACGGACTCCTTAGGAGCGTTTCCTTTACCGGTAATATGCTTCTTAATTGTTCCGACAGCTATGCCCGAGTATGGTATTTGGTGGTGTTCGCACCAAGCGGTCAGGTGAGCAACGAATCCCCCGTATTTATGGGCAGCATCAACCCCCTTATGGGCTCTTACTTCCTCAAAATAAATCGCATCAATAGTTCCAAGGAGTGCCTTAAAATCAGTAAGCCAATGTTTAAAACGTAAAAAAGGCATGCCGCCTCCTTCAAATCTTCCGTTTTTAAAACTGGCAGTTCCGGAAGTTATGTTGCCCGATAAATCGCAAGTAGCCCAGCCGGTAGTAGTACCAAGGTCTAGAGCCATAATTATTGATCTGCTCACTTTTTTCTTTTTTATTATAGCATGGAATGCTTGCAGACTTAAAAAATCGCAATTTTTTAAAGATGGTTTAATAAATTACTTACAAATTATTATTATTCTGCGATAGCATAACAAGATAAGCTTTTTTCGCCCATTCTTCCCAGTTTTTAAAGGCAAGTTCTCCGTCCTTTTTACGAACGTCTTTATAGGGACTTGGTACTCCTCTGCTTGCAAAAGGCTCAATACCGATTAAGTTCTGCGCCCACGCTGCCCATTTTGTTTCATCATGGAGGATAGGGAGAGGAAAATCCGAATAATCATCACAAACAGTAGCTGCCCAGTATTTAATGCTAATATATTTGGGATAAACGCTAATCATGGCCTACCGTCATCTATTTCAGCTAGAACAAAGGTAGTTCCCATCTGATAGCCGGAACCGATACCTTCTGATTTGAAAGTAAAATTAATGTTTCTTCCTTGTTTGCGTTCATTAATAGCAGGTCTAACAGTATTTTCCTCTCCATCAGTAGTCAGGTTATAAGTAGCTGTTACAGGAGTACTTGCGGGATATTCATATGTATTAATGCTAACAGTCATTTTTATTTTTTTTGTACCGACAATGTTAGGCTCTATTCTTTCTATAGCTATGTTGTAATCAATTCCTGCTACCTGTTTTTGTGGATTAAAGGTAGCATAAGAAATTATCGGAGTAGTAAAAAAGGATGGGATGGATTTAACCTGCTGATCTACTTCCTTATAAAGATTGACCTGATCATTTCCGACTTCATGTTCCCAGACATAACTGTTATTATCACCTTCGTAAGGACTCAAGTTTTTGCCAACAGTGTACATATTACCGCCGGTATTATCAAAATAACCGGCTGCCCGTTCTATATCCGTATCATACCAGGTATTATCTACAACATTGTAAATAACGGCTCTGGTGCATCCAACATTAGCATCTTTTCCCTTTTCAGGATAGAACCACCATATTTCATCTCTGCTTACGTTTTTGACGCCAAAGACCCTCTGACGTTTACTCATATCGATAGTATCGAAAAAAGTCTGACGATTAAGATTATTTTCAAGTGGAAGAACTACGCCGTTGAATACAAAAAATCTTTGTGTTCCCGGCCAGTAGAATATTCCGTCATATTCAACTACGCTATTTGAAGATAAAATGGAGCTATCTCTTGATAATACCTTTTTGCTAAAAGAAAGGTCATCAGGATCATCAATGACCTGATTATTGCTACCTGTAGTATTGCTAATAAGAACAACAGAGCCGAGTGTCCAGAAGATTATAGTCGGCGAGTTTGCTCCTCCTCGCCATTCTGCACCATAGATTACTTTATCAGTACTAATATTGATGGAATATTTATCTTCAAAAAACAGGAATGGTTTTTGTAAACTCGTCTGCTGTCCTGATTTTTCTGCGGCAATCGAAGACCACCTAACTAGGCCGTTGTTACCGTAATAAAATAATCTGTTTCCAACGTAAAGCATTCCGCCTGTTGCTTCTTTTAAAACAAAGTCAGGAAAATTTACCTTAAAAAACCCACCAGTATCTTTCTTTGCCAAGATGCTAGAAATGGCTTCGCTGCTATTAATATCTGTGTAGTTTTTCATACCCAGACATAATATTATTTGTGTTGGAAGGCTATTGATAATGCTTATTACTACCACAAATTGTGTCAAGGTATTGGTAGGATTAGTGAATTTCTTAAAATAAGTTAAGGTTTGACCACCAATATTGTTATAAGTAGCATCTATTACGCTATATTTATGTTGCTGAGTAACAAGAGAAACTCCGACTAAAATGTGTTTATTTCCATCACTATCATAGTATATAAGAACTGCGGTCGGAGTAGAACTAGGAGGTAGAAGTTCAGGTATAGTCTGTATATATAGTACATAATTTTTCATTCCACCGATATTTTGGGGTTGACCTCTAAAAAACCTGACCCATTGTCCGCCAGTAGAGTAACTTCCTTGAAAAGGCGAACCATCACGGAGTATTCCAGGCTTATAGGTAATAGGAAACATCTGTTTTTGCGTAGCCATAAATTACCCTACGTCTCTTTTTACGCTACGATCAATGTAACGATCTTTTGTCAGGTTGTTAGCTGCAGTTAAGCTTTCCTGATATAATTTTGTATAGACAGGCATTCTCTGATCATCTTTTAAATAAATAAGAGCCTCTAAAAAGGCGGCATAGAATAGAAGATCAGGATAGTAGTCAGTTAGTATGTTTGTTTGATTCTCATTTGTAATTAAATTAGGTCTTCCTATGTAGGTTATTTGGTAATTATATTCTTTATCCGGGGTTGGAACGATCAAATAATATTTATAAGGACTTACGTTTTCTTGTCCCGGTTGATAATCTGAGTAAAAGAGGGGAGGATTAGCCGCGTCGCTTAAATTAACATTTGGCCAGTAATTTATACAGAACTCATAGCTTCTAGGAAACAGGACAACGTTATTTATAAAAAAGTTATCTGCTGAACCATAAATTATTGAGATAGTTTCCTGCCAATCAGCAGGTTTTTCAATAGTGGCATTATTTACCTGAAACTTTTTAAGCTGTGTAGTTTTTTGAAAACCTGTGGTGTTTAGCTCCTTCCAGATTTTCTGCTGTCCCATCTCAATAAAATAGGGAATGGCGGCAGCAAATTCAATGCTACCTCCTCTATTGGCATAAGCTATTATCTGGTTTAAAAGAGTAGTGTAATTCATTTGTTAACTTTAAGCAGTAGTAACAGTTCTCCATGCTCCATTAATTCTGGTTTTTAATGTATTACTTGTGGTATCGTAATAAGTAAATCCGTTTACCTGATTAGCAACAACATTCTCTATATTTCCTGCTGGGCCAGATGGATACACAAAAGGTGTCCCATTAGTAAGACCTGCTCCGGTAGCAGTTGTATTTATTGAAAGTACGTTTTGCCATATCCCAGCATTATTTACAAAATCAAAAATTTGTAAAAAACCAGTGGTAATATTAAAAATCACAGTACCAGGTTTTACCTTGTATGTAACATTATTTACTACGTAAGGAGTAACGTTTTGTAATAAATCTCTCTGTGTAGTAGTAACATTAGGAAAAGCAAAAGTAGCATTAGGATTATTAGTCCCGGTAGTTTGATCACTGGTAATAGTAAGACCACTTAAAGCGGTAATATTTGATAAGTCTGCCATATGTTTCCTTTTTCTTTTTTATTATAACATATAAGTACTTGTAACTCTTAAAAATCGTATAAATGTCATTAATTTTGAAAATTACATTTTTGAATAAATTGCTGTATCTTTATGGCGTCCTGTCCATATTGAAGGTTCGCCTGTGATTTTAAATATGCTATAGCTTCCGGCGTCGGATTATCGAGTTTACTTAATTCCTGATTGCTAAGAAAACGTTGGAATCTATAGTAGGATAGATTATTTGTTGCGCCTTTGTATAAAGACATGATTTTAAATTGCAGTTCTACTGCATCCGTTGCCCCATTTAGTGTTAAGTTTAAACTATTGGCAAGTAATCCGAGTCCATTATTAGGGGCTACCTTTAAGTTATTCGATGTTGTAGTTATTTCGATATCAGGATCAGAGTAGCCGGTACCGACTGAAAGAATGCAAATTGCAACATTCTGCGGGAATAATATATTAGAGAACGCATAACCAAGGCTAGTTGGATTATTTTGATACAAACCGCCATCAATAAAGAAGGTATCAGAAGGCATCCCGCCAATCAGAGTTGGACGAAAAAATACCGGCGCCGCACCGGTAGCAATAGCAACATCAATACAAGTGTAATTTTGTCCGGTAGTAAAACCCGGAATTAAAACATTAGAAAACTGGTAGTACTGGCTACTTGTAACATCGCCGTATGGAAAATTAACATTATCGCTACTTGGCCCGGTTCCACCTTGAAACCCTACGGCAGTAATCAAAGTATTAGTTTTTAATTGAAACATGCGAGTAGTTCCTAAAATAGGACTTAAAGCATCCCGCAAAGGTTGCTGATTGTAGATATAAGGATCAACTCCCGGAACTGCCAGCACAGTCCCTAAAGTAGCAGCTCCTGCAGGTCCAAGAGGTTGTAGCGGATTAACTCCTGCTCTAATAGTAAAAATGCTGTCTGCATTGGTTGTTAATAAATTAATAACCTCGGTAGGAGATAGACCAAGTGAGTAAGCTAGGCTTTGAATACCGCCAATACTTGTTCCGCAAATAATATCAAAATACTTCCATAATTCATTCCCCTGGATTCCGGCATCATTACAAAATTTCTCTAGAAATGTAGCAGAGAATAACCCTCTAATACCACCTCCGTCTAAAGATAAAATACGTATTACTTGCATAGTTTTCTTTATTTAAAATTCTAGAATTGAATAGAAAACATGAAATTCTAGGCAAGAATCACCTTCTGATAAATTATCTTCACCATCGTTTACTAACATCAAAGATTCCCCAAGAACTGAGCTTAATAATCGTGGATTACAATCATTAACATTTATTAAAACAAAGAGATTTTGAGAAACCTCTAAAAAATTACTTAATGGTAATATTCCAAATTCAATATCTCCAATTTTAATTTTTAAAAGAGCATGATTATAGAGATAAGGAGATTTTGCAATTATAGTTCTTATAGCAATTCGATGTGGAATTATTGCACTTGAAGAATCAATAGGTAGAATCTCAAAAGGTTGTTCTTTCAATTTTAATAATTGTTCTGGATAAATTAATGATTTTGCGTATCCATAGTTAGTAGTCATATAATTTATTTACCAATAAGTTATTAATTTTCATCAACTGCATTATTCGGAATAATTTCTTTTTGAATTAGTTGGCAGTCAGTTATAAAAACATTTAGAACTGTTGTTAAATCAGCTCCTTTTGGATTTCCTGAGGGAATTTTGCTAATTAGATTATTAGCATCATTAATTGACTGGGTTAAACCTGATTCTAATGCTATATACCATATTTTTTGAGTGTTCGGATCTGGATTGCTAAAACAGTTAAAAAGCTGGCTTCCAATCTGATTAATAAATTGAACATCAGATTGTATATTGGCATATATGCTTGGATCACTAAAGACCTGTCCTACAAGAATATTAAAATAGGATAAGTCAACTTGTGTAGTAGTAATTATTTTTAAATCTTTTAAATTTGTACCAATGTCTTTTAGAGCTGTATTCATTTTAATTCTCCTAATTGTTATTAATGAATCGTAGAAATTTGAGTTTATTCTCAAGAATATCTACACGTTTTAAGGTGTTTTTTAATACCACCATTGATAATTCAAAAAGTTTATTTTTGGTAACTGATGGGCAGCTTTCAAAAGTGCCGTAAGCAAACCCTTTGTTTAGTAGTTTTTTAGAGCAGGAAATAGTTAATCGCTTTGAGGAGATTTTTAAAATCTCTACTTCAATTGATTTATTAGATAAAATTAACTGTAGTTTACTTCCTTCAATATTGGTTAATTTTTCTTTAAATACCAATTGATAGATAGATTCTGTTATCGGTTTAATTAAGCAATGCTGCAATATGTTAGGTATAAAATCTTGATCTTCTATAACATAATCAGGTAAAATTTCTTTTAAAGGCTCAGCAACAATGCCAAAAGTTACTCCTTGGCCATTTTTAATTTTATCTTTATAACTATATTTAAAGAAAGGTATATTACTAAATATCTTTAATGCCTCCTCTTCTATATCTTCGCCTGAAGATTCAATGTTTTTGGTTTTAATGGAAGAAACAGCATTAAACTCGGAAGCTTTAACCCTATTGTTGCAGTTAATTGAGTATGGATTCTGCCCTGTAGATGTACCAACACTACCGGAGGAATTTAAATAACCATAACCGCCGTTATAAGGTTTATAAGTACCAGTGTCTTGGATGCTAAGGGCATGTCCACAAACAATTACCCCTGAATTATAAGCAGCGAGGTTATTGGCAATTAATGTTCCAGTTTGAGCGTTGATATTGCCAGATGTTAAAATATCGTTAGATTGACAATCAATAGAACCACTACTATTAATCTTCATTCTCATTATACCATTTGTTCCAAACTTTAGACTTAAAGTCGAACTAGCAAAAACATAAGCTTCTGATGTAGAATTATTTAAACCAAATTCTACACCATAACCCGTATTTTGATTATAAGCTCTAAAACCACTGGCAGTAGAAGAATTATTAGAATTATATATCGTAATACCAGTCTCAATTGTATTAGATGTGTAAAGATTTAAAGGTAATGATATAGTAGGAGAAACAGATGACCATACACCATCGCCTCTTAAATAAACAGAGCTACTGGCCGGATAACCATTTAAACGATTAATATTTAATTGGCCGCTGGTGTTTGAGTTGATATCAAATACTTTGGTATTAACAAAGTTTTCGGTAGCAACACTATACCAGCTAGTCCCATCAAAAAACTCAAGCTTCATTATTTAAACCTATTTAACTTGCTCTCCTAGAGACTGGTATTAAATCTAAGCATTCCGGCAGTTAAAGTAGTTGGTCTCTGCACAGTTGTTCCAGTTGGAATAGTAACCGATGCAGTACCAGGCAATACAGGGTTAGAACTAAGACTTATTGTTGCGACTCCATTAGTAATGGTAACAATTATTTGATTTGTAGTTCCTAAAATATTTGTAATACCACTTTGAGCTAATTTAGCAAAGGTAATGCTATCCGTACCGACAGCTGCAACGCTTGAGGTAAGCATCCATGATGTTACAGCGTTTACTGTTCCGCTAATTACATCAATAGTCTTGCCTCTAGTCATTTGAGACGGGGAATCAAAGTCAGTAGCTCTTGTTAATACCCAGTTTACAGTAGCTCCACCTATATTAGTTACTGTATATATTCCGTTTTGTAAGGCAGCTGTTTGATCTTTAACTAAAACCCTGTTACCTAAGGCTAAAGTAACTCCATCAATAACAAGTGCTGCTTGTGTTCCCGAATTAGTTAAAGTAGCTCCGACTCCACTAGTACCATTAGCGTAAGTAGCCGTTAAATTAGCTGTAGTTGCTACAAGAGTTGCGGGAACGCTACCCATGGTGTTTAAAACCCAGTTTTCAGTAGCAAGGGTAAACCAGTTTGTTCCATCGGTAACTTCCGGTTTTCCGGTAGATGTCGGTAATGGTGCTTTTATATTCTTGTCATTTAAGTTATCGGTCATTTTAAGTCTCCTATAATTAATTAATAAATTTTATCATAAAATCAAAGTGAAGTGTTAAACCTGATCATTCCAGGGATTAGGGTAGTAGGTCTTTGAGTATTATTACCTGAAGGCATAGTCATTGAGCTATTACCGGTAAATACCGGATTAGGTTTAAATGTGGTAACAATCGGATTACTTAATAATCCGCTACCAGTTACATCTCCTTGCAGGGTTAATCCGGTATTTAAAAGAGTATTTAAGTAAGTTTGGGCAGCAGTGGCACTGTTTGCTGCATTAGTTGCCGATCCACTTGCGCTGCTAGCAGAATGACTGGCATCAGAGGCAGAAGAAGAAGCGTCAGATGCACTAGAGGACGCACTACCTGCTGAAAGTGCTGCTGCACCAGCTGAAGCAAGAGCTCCTGCTGCCGATAAACCCGCTGCAGTAGCTGAACCACTTGCCGTCGCCGCCGCTCCTGTTGCCTCTGTTGCTGCTCCCGTAGCCTCTGCCGCCGATGCAGCTGCTTCACCTGCACTCGTTGCTGCCTCGCCTGCTGATGTTGCTGCCTCCTCAGCAGAAGTAGCGGCTTGCTCTGCGTACTGCTGGCATTGTTGCTCTATTTCTTCTAATTGCTGGATAGTTGCATAATCCTCACCGGCAATTGCAATAGCAAAAGCACCACCGGCAACAAGTTTGGTCATTCCAACTCCAAGCTCACTTAAAACTTGAGCCTGAGTCAAAGTAGCATTAGGTGTTTTTATGATGTAAGTAGCATCGGTTGGAGCAAGGTTTAACTGAACTTCTACCGGTCTATTTGTGCTATCCCCCTGCCATACTCTTCCATCAGTTAAGGAGGGTAGATTCGCAATATTTATAGTTTGCCGTGCTTCCGGCACGTTATTTAAACCTCCCATCAATAGTTGATTTTCTAGGATGGTAGCAGCAACAATAGCCCCTGTTCCTGCCCCACTTGTTTGCATCCAGGAACCTGCCGGTAAATTCGAGAGAAATTGTGAGCCGGGCATTAATGTTTGCAGTACCGTATTACCTTTTCCAAGAATAAAATTAGCGCTAAAAAACCTGAAATTAATTAAGGCAATATCTCCTTCTACCACTAACAAGGCATTAGATTCTTCCGGTCTATTGCTATCTGTGCCATGCCAGATTTTACCTCCTGAAATAACAATGGGATTAGTTGGATCAAGAGGATTAGGTACATTAATACTTGTAGTTCCTAAATTTGGTAGGTTATCAATGGTAATGGTTTGCTCTGCAGTTGCGATATTTGAACTGTTACCTATGAATAATTGACCTGAAGGTAGGGTAGTACTTAAATAATCTTCTCCGGGGACGGCAATTTGTATAACGCCATCTTTGTTTTTCATTAAGCCGTTATTTAGTTGATTTAAGGCTTGAGCGTTTGGAAGGTCAGAATTTGGTTGCTGTAAGATATATGTCGCATCCTTTGGTGCTGATCCTCCGCCGGCATCTATAAATGATAGAACACCGGTGCCGTTTGTTGCCAGTACCTGCCCATCAGTTCCATCCTGCAGCGGTAATCTCCAGATGGTGTTTTGAGTTAAATTACCGGCAGTAAAACCGACATAATAATCATTAGAAGGATTACTCCACTTTAGCCTATTAGTAATAATATCTTCACTATTAGTGATATTGGCGGAGTTAATGTTGCTTGCATATATTGTATAAAGCTCAGCAGTACCGCCGGTAATAATAGGAGACAAAATACTTTCAAAACTGGCTTCTTTTGCATATAAATAGTTAATTGGCGTAAGTCCTTCACCTCTATTAGCTAGTGCTATAAAAGCTGCCTTTTCCCTATCAAAACCCGGATTAAAATTATTAGCCATTACTTTAGAACTTAATTTGGTGCAATGATTCTAAACGCTCTCTCTCGTCTATATTGCTAACACTCTGACCGGCAAAATCAGGTAAAACAGGGGGTATATCATCACTTGTAAAGTTGATATTTTCTAAAATAGCAGGAGAACTATTACCAGTTGCATCAGGGCCTTGTGGTGTTTCAATGCCAAACGGGCGAGGATTTTGCACGGCTTTTGGATCACCTTTTATTTGCGGTGGCCTATTCTGTTCGTTTGGTTCATCTACAAAAGGTCTTCCGACTATTGCCCCTGTCCAGACTAACTGATTACCGCGCCATTCATATTGCTTAACCAGATCAGACCTGCTAAAAGGAAACCCTGAATAATCACAAGTTCCAATAGGTTCAATTACGTCCTTTCTAACGTAATCTCCCATTTGCGTATTTACAGGCGTATTCTTTAAACTAGTCACTATATACCTCCAGTTTAAGCGGTACTTCCGTCGTATTATTAATTACTGCCGGACTCAGCGTTTCCTGATACCTTATTTTTAAACCTTCTTCTTTTTCAGGAGCATATTGTGCTGCCAGCATGCTGGCTAACCCATATATTAGAGGAGTATAAAAATATGCCGGAATATCAATACCTTGCGTATAATTCTCTAGCGTTTCTATACTGCTTTGACCGCTATACATTATTAAATTATACATGAGAGCGGGAGTCTGCCATATATAGAGAGATGGAGTCCTCTGGTAATCAACGTAGTAAATGGTAGGTCTACCGATTTGCGATTTATTTGGATACGATAGATATTCATATCTGGATACCTCGCTCATGGTAGTGTCCTGTATTCCATTGTTAAAATATACTTCCGAGATATCAAGAATAGCTCCTGCTGTTTCCTGTATCTGATAATAGGGACACAAAGCTAAATTATCTTCCAGCAGAAACCACTGTGTAACACCTTTTTTATATAAGGTTTTAGGAATAGCCTTAACATAATAAATCGTCTGATAATCGCTGCTCTGGCCAGAAAATGTTAAGCTATATTCCCTGTCTACATTTGATTGCACACCTAGAATTTTGATCACTTGGGGATTAGAATAAGCATAACCTATCAAGCCGTTTACTTGGTCTTGAGTACAAGCAGTATTAGGATTACCATCAAAAGCATAAGCTGCTACTCCTCCATAGCCTCCGTTATTCGGTACTCCACCAAAATTCTGTCTTACGTTACTTCTTAAAAATACCTGAAATACTTTAGTAATGTTGCTCGGCAAAGAGTAGGATGCTTGCCCCGGAGTTAAAAAAACAGGATTTAACTTTAGTGTCCATAAGTTAACATTGGAGTTAGTCCAATCGCTTAAAATAAAATTGATAATATTAAGTGCTGAATTATATTGTTCGGCAGTTACCATGCTCAGAGGCATGCTGATTAACTCATAAGCCTTTCTGATAATCAGCTCTGCTTTTATATTACTAAAGCTATAACTTCCACTAGTTGCCGGCATTTTACTTACCTTTATTTTACTTATGAAATCCTTCTAAAGTCTCTGCAAGATTAGCCTCTTTTTTTATTAAATAATTTTTAGAATGTTCTGCTCGTTCTAATTTTGTCTCTGGTATTTTTTTATCTTGCGGAACATGTAAAGCCTTATGGAGGCCTCCTTTATGTTTTATAGCAGTATTAATCCAATCTTTTTTACCACGCATAATATGAATCCTTTTATAGTTGCAAGAATTGGCATTTTAGAACCGAACCATTATTATTAGGGCCAATTTTAATGAGTAAATTGGAAGCTAAAGAATTATACTGTATTAATGCAGATGCCGTAGCAGCAGCTGCCGGAGCTGCAAAATTACCGTTAGCGGCAGACGTTAGATCATCGTATTTGCCCATGCCTAAATTATTCTTTAGCGATAAAAATACCTGATAAGTAGCAGGATTAGCCGCTGCTGCTACCATATTTAAAGCATAGCTTATAGAAGAAGTATTAATCTTAGCGGTATTTAATAGGATCATTGGGAAATATCCAACAGAAGCAACGCCGACTTGAACGGTAGAGCCTGTAGTACCGGTTGGAATTATCTGTGTCACAGTATCAAAGCAGTTGACGCTTGTAACTGTATTTGTATTTGGCCCAGCTAAAGTTTCGCTAATAAAAACCCCATTCTGATAACCCGTAATAAGAAAATTAATACCAGAAAGATTGGCAGCTGAATTAAGTGTAACTCTTGGGACAATACCAAAATCATCAACAAAGTTAACTGTTTTTGTAGTTTTATTAACATAAGAACCATTTAACAGCAGCAGAGTATTTGCAGTTAGCCCTTGGAAGAGTGATATTCCATTTGCTACGGGAGCAGGCCAATTGTATTCATAAAATTGAGACATAATTTCTCCTTTTATTTATATTTTAGGAAGCACTAGCTAATTTAGTTAGTGCCTCTTTAAACAGATTCTTAAAGCTTATTTATAAAGTTTTAAGCTGTTGATCCTTGTGCGCCGATTACCCCAAGAGGAGTAAACATGCCAAAAGAATAACGACCTGATGCAAGCACTGACATGGTTTCAGTTACAGGATCAGTTGTTACGTTAACTTTAAGCGGACGTCTTACGAAATGCTTACGAGTTCCCTTAACATTAGTTAATCCAAACCAGTTGCTAGGATTTGTTAAGAAATGGCTTACTTCGTAACCTTGCGGAATAGCCTTCATGTTATAAAGTGCATTTATGTCGTTATTAGCCGTTCCTGTTCTAAATACAGATTCAAGTAATCTGCAACCTGAGAACATTAAGTCTTGTGGAAGTAACAATCTCTCAATTTGAGCATTAATTAGCAATCCTGCCTGATCTTTCATTTTACCCGCTAGTATTACTGCCTGTTCAACACCAGCCTCACTAAAGTCAACATTAACCCCAACATTGTTATATGCTCCAACTTTATTGGAATAAACACCGCCGTCATAAGGCTGAGAACCGGAGCAAAGAGGTTGTCCGTTGGCTTGAGCTGCTGCTACGTTAAACGCCTGGTTAAAAGGATTCATTGCTACTACTTCTCTGGTTTGTTCATAGGAAGTAGTAAGCGATTTAGTCCCATTAAAGAACTGATCGGCATAAAGATCATCTTCCATGG